GCGAAGGTCGCGAGCTTGGTTGGCGCTGTGGCGTCGGCGTCGATCCAGATGTTGTGTGGTCGGCCCTCTTTACCCTGTCCCATATCGACAAAGCCCCGGACCGGGATCTGGCCCTCACAGTAGCCGAACACGACATCAATGAAGGTTTCGATCTGGACGGGATCGGGCTCGACATCGAACGGATCCTCGAACGAGGGTGCGTCGTTGAAATCTTGCCAGGGACTGAAGTGGATGATGTTCTCGTCGCTCACACCGCAAGCCCCCAGCAGCGCATCGCCCATGGGCAGAAACGGCATTCGAAGAAATCCCGGTTGGTCGCTATGCGTGGCAGCAACTCACCCGCGTTTGTCGCCTGCAGGATGCGCACGGCCCGGTCTGACATGCGCTGTGCGAGGGCAGCGTCGAAGGGCACCAACTCGTGGTGCATCTCTGCCGTATCCTTGTTGATGGCGGTGAACACAGCTGGCGCGGCGCTGATGCCGGGCACGCTGGCTTCCATATAGGCCTGATAAAGTGCTATCTGCGCGGCATAGACCGGCTTGGCGAGGGTGACGCCGTCCTTGACGCACAGGCGCCAGTTTTTTGCGTTCATCGTCTTGCATTCCCAAAGCGCGGGAATGGCCAGCCCGAAGCCTTCGGGGCCCGCAGCGATGATGCCATCGACATGGCCGCGCACCCGACCACCGGCCGCCGAGAAGCCGAACTGGCCACCATCGGGGCGATTGCCCTTCCGCGTGTAAAGATCGAATCCCGCGCCGCGCAGCCATGCCACCGCCAGATCCTCAAGCGAGTGGCCAATGGCGAAGATGCGTAGCAATTGCCCGGAGAACTCTTGCCCCTCGTCCTTGGGCGCATGCGTGAATTCGAACTGCAAAGCCCTCTCGCAGGCATGACCGAGCCGCGAGCCGCCGAGATAATCACGCGGGACGCGTTCAGCGTTTTCTGTGGTCAGCGCTGCGTCGACAGCGGCGTTCACCTTCTCGGCGAAGCTGGGCCTGTGATTGTAATCCAGCGTCAAAACGGCACCTCCGGGGTTTGGATCTTTGCGATGTCGGCCATCGCTTCGCGAAAGCCCTCGACGGCTTCCTCGATCACGGCGCGCACCTGGCGTTCGGACAGTTCGGCAAAGCGGGTCTGCCAGCCGATCTCGTCCATCAGCAGCGCCAGCCGCTTCATGGTGGCAGTGACGGCCGCGCGTTCCTCTTCGGTCAGATCAACCATGGCTGAAGACCCTCGCGCCAATTGCCACCAGTAGTTTTGGCAGGGCATCGAGCAGAACCAGACCGATGGCCGGCGATGCTTCGATCGCACCGGATCCGACCAGCCGAAGCCATGCGTCGGAGAACGGCAGACCGCGCAAAGCTGAAATCGCGGATGCCAGAGCGTCCAGCGCTGATCTGCGGACAGGGAAATGTTGATTGTCATGGGTCATGCGGCCCTCCGCTGATCGGGGGCGACACTCATGACGAGGTGACGGATCGCCCGCTTGTTGAAGGTGAAAGTCATCAGCGCCGAGGCGTGGTAGCGTGTCAGGCCATAGTCCTGCCGATAGGCGGGCGGCAGGTATTGCAGCTGCTTGTCCGTGGCGGCCTGTTTCAGCCAGCCGCGCGTTTTGAAGGCGCTTTCGTCGGTCTCGACCTCGTTCAGCCAATCATCGGCCTGCGCGAGGCAGACAGTCCGTTCGCCGATGCCCAGCAAGCGGGGGGTTTGGCCCTTTGCGCCGCCGACCGCATGCCAGCGACCTTCGAGGAAGAATATGCCGCCCCAGGCGTTGAACCCATTTGCCATCAACGCGTCATCAGCCCCGAACAGGTCGATCCAGGCAAAGCTGGACCGCTTCAACAGATCGATCTCCGTCATGATGAAACCGCTCAACTCGGCGCGTCCCATCGCCTCGGCCTCGCCGTCCTCCTCAACGCCAAAAACCTCGCCGCAGAGCGGGCATTCAAAGCAGGCCAGAGGGATGTCGGCGCCACAGGCCGGGCACACCTTAGTCGGGGCCTCGCCGGTTTCGGTCTTGCCGTCGAGATCGACGTCCTGCTCCAGAGTGCCGTGGATCAGACTCGAGGTCCCAAAATCCAGCACGACGCAGTCGGTCTTGATGACGCCGGGGTGTTCCTCCGGATCAATGGTGCGCAGCCCCCGCCCGACCATCTGGATCATGGTGGATTTGTAGGATGAGGGCCGCAGCAGCACGACGCAGGAGGTCGGCGGGTGATCCCAGCCTTCGGTCAGTACCGCCACGTTGACGATGACGCGAATTTCTCCGGCGGCGTAGGCGGCAAGAATATCGCGGCGCGCCTCACTCGGCAGATCGCCGTGGATCAGCCCCGCAGGCACATCTGCGGCGTTGAGTGCCTCCGTGACATGCGCGGCGTGGGCGACGGTGGAACAGAACACCACGGTTTGACGGTCACCTGCTTTCTCCTTCCAGTGCCGGATGACCTCGTCGGTGACCGGCGCGCGGTCCATGATCGACGCGACCTCAGCCATGTCGAAGTCCGCCAGCGACTTCCGCACAGCGCACAGCTTGTCCTGCACACCCACATCGATCACGAAAGTGCGCGGCGGGACCAGATGGCCCGAGGCGATCAACTCGCCCAGACGCACCTGGTCGGCGACATTATCGAACACTTCGCGCAGGCCTTGTCTGTCGCCCCGGTTCGGGGTGGCGGTGACGCCAAAGATCCGGGCATCCGGGTTGGCATTGCGGACATGGTCGATGATGCGGCGGTAGCTTGCCGCCACCGCATGATGCGCCTCATCGATCACCAGCAGATCAAGCTGCGGCATGGCTGCGAGATTGCCAATTCGGGCCAGCTTCGGCACCATGGCGAAGGTCACCTGACCCGCCCACGACTTGGCACTGGCATCGACCACCGACGTGGTCAGGCCGGGATTGACCCGGGCAAACTTGCCCCGGTTCTGATCGGTCAGCTCATCGCGGTGGGCCAGCACGCAGGCCTTGGCGGCGCTGTCGCCGATCACCTCTCCAGTGACCGCCGACAGCATGATCGTCTTGCCCGCACCGGTGGGTGCTATGCCCAGCGTGTTGCCGTGGGCGTCAAGCGCAGCAAGGCTGCGCTCAACAAAAGTTTTCTGACGGGGACGCAGTCGCATGATCGCTCCCCTTACTCAGCCCAGCTGGGACGCCCGGAAAAACCGGGGGTCCCAGCGGTTTGCGGTATCTGCGGTTGCGGGGCGGGCTCGGTGTAGCCCTGAGCCGGGACGTTCGGCACCGAGGGCTGGCCGTATCCCTGCATCGGAGCTGCCCCGCCATGCCCCATCAGCTGCGCATAATCGCGGTGGCTGGGCGTAACTGCGGAGCGGACCTCGTTCTTGTCCTCGCCATTGGTGTCGGAACCGATGTCCATCCGGGCGATGAACTCAATCCCGTCCAACTCAGCAAAGCCGCTGATCCGGCGTTTGGCCTGTGCCTGCGCCGAGTTATCCTTGTCATCGAGCCCTCGCGCAGAATTCAGGATGCCCTTGACCAAGCCGCGCCCTGCGTTGCCCCAATCCGGGCCCTTCGGGCTGTATAGCCCGATCAGCGACCAGATCTTGCGTTTGGCGTATGGCCCCTCGACAACGGTATATTCGGCGTCGAGATAGACAGCGCCGGTGGCGCCGCGTTTGGCATAGCCGCCGGTCCAACCCTGCGACGGATCGTCAAAGCCGCCGGGACGGATGGTCAGGCGCACCTTGGCCAGCGTTCCCTTCGGAATTACGGTGCCGTTGCTTTGCGCGGAGTTGAAATCGTTCCAGAGTCCGGTCATCGGATTTGTCCTTTCAATTGACGTGGGAGGGGTTTGCAGCAGCCTCTGCAGGCTGGTCCTGCACTGCGGCCGCATAGGTCAGACGTGCTGCCGCAGGGCGCACCGGGCCGTGGATCTTGGCCATCAACTGGCCTAGATGCGGCACCTCGATCATGTCGAGCCGCCCGGAGCGGTCCTTGGCCGGAAAGCCGAAGGGGTTCAGCGTCTGACAAACAAAGGCGCGCGCGGGCTGGCCATCGGCACTGGCAATCTCGGCCATGGTGATCACCTGATCGACGATCCCGGGCAGTTCCAATCCGGTCTTGGAGCCGTCGATCTGCGGCGAGAACACCTTGCGATTGAAGTCATCGAACTTCTCGTCGAGGATGCCGACGAACCAGATGTTCTTGCCGCGGGTGTGCTGCAGATGCGTGAGCCAGGCGATCATTTCGCGGCCATGCAAACCGTAAGCCCCCCGGACATCCGGCTTACCGGTTTTTTCCGAGAACGCCTCAGGCTGGCCCTTGCACCATTGAAAACACAGCCGCCCGGCAACGGTAATCGAGTCCACGAACAGCGTCTCGTAGCGGTCGATGCCCCCCGGATCGCCGAACTTCTGGCAAACGGCGGCGTGATGCGCCGGGCTGTAGGCCTGATCGTCGCGCAGGCTGGGGTTCGGGCCGCCGATGAACACCGCGAAATCGCGGCAATCCATCCATGTGCGCGGCCGTATCGTGTCTCCGTGCCAGCCCTCGATGGCGAGATCGCCCGCCTCAAGATCCATGAACAGGGTCGTCGTGGAATTCAACGACCACAGCAGGCTGGTCTTGCCGATGCCGGATTTGCCGAAGATGCAGCCCTTGATGCCGCGTGGTTCGGCCATCCGCTGATCGGCGGTAATGATGGGGAGACTCATTTCCGGCCTCCCGCATTCAGTGCGGCAGTGACTGCGATATTGCTGCCGATGGCGCCTGCCTTGCGGCCCAGTTCATAAAGCTGTTTCAACGACGAGGACCGACGGATCACAGCCGAACATTCCTGATCGGCAGCGGCGATCGCGAAGGCGATATCGTCCAAAGTCGCCTTGTTGATCAGCACTGGCGGCTCTACCGGACGGCCCGAATGCTTCGGGAAGCAAAGGGCCTCCGGGAGATCCTCAAGGCGGTAGTGCGCCTTTTTCAGGCGTACGAGATGGTTTTCGGAAAACATCAGTTGTCCTCCTGCTTAAGGGTGAGGCAGAAGGTCTGGCGACCGGTGCGCAGGGTTCGCGCACCTGCGAAGCCATCGCGCATGGCGGGCGGCCAGGCGCTGTAGCGCCGTTCCGGTACCGAAAAGGTGATTTCGAGGTAGTCGGTGGGGTTGTCGCCGCTGGCTCGGATCCGCTCCGCCATCGCGGCCAGCGCCACCTGGTCCCATTCGACCCGCTTGGGCGCATCGGCGATCACGGTGACTGATCCGTCCTGGAAACGAACAGTGCCGCTATCCTTGTTGGCGGCCAGACGCTCAGTCTGGGCACGGTGTTCGTATTTCTGGATGAGCGCGCCATTGAACCAATCACGCAGCTGCTTGGCCTTGCGGAAATGCTCTTCGACTTCGGCCTGCAGTGGGGCGAGATCATCTGCGGGCAAAGCGATGATGGCACCGACGGGTTGCTGGTCCAGGTTATCAAGGGTGATGCGGTTGGGAATGTTCATGATGATCCCCTCAAGCCGCGGGCTTTGACGAGATTTCAGCCGTGCTGTTGCGCAGCTGGCTATCCTCGTAGCCTTCGACGTCTTCCAGGCGGTAAACCACCCGGCCGCCGACTTTCATGAAACGAGGGCCCTCCCCCGTCCAACGCC